TCTTCCTTTTCCTCAACTTTAGCCTGTTCTCGGAGAAGTTCAACTTCATCCTTCATAGCGTCAAGAACAGTGTAGGGCATTACTTGCGACCTTCTAGAATGAAGTCACGAACACGCTCACGGTCAATTGAGTCATACACTGGCTCTTCGCCGTTGCTGCGATACATCTTTTCAAGCTTGCGGGTAGCATCAATAACTTCGGCTTGAGTAGCGTCTACATCTTTGTAGATGCCATCAACACCGTTATAGAAGCTAAGCACGTAGCTGACAAAATCTTCGTTACCCATAAAAAATCTCCTTAGAAGCTATATTATCACTATAGCTCCAAGGAGACCTTTTGTCAACCGTTTTTTTTACTTTTTTGGATTTTGATTTACGAAATCATACATCTTTTGAGCAGTCTCAAGGACCTTATCAAGACCGGGAAACTCTGGCGCGGATACAGTAGTAACAATCTTACCATCACCGTCCTTTTTCTGAGAAACTTCCCAACCAAGCAACTTGGCTTTATATTCCTCAATGACAAGCTTTTCAGCGAGTCCTAAGATATCAGAACGGATTTCATATCCATTCTTATTGAACTTGATTTCGGGTAAACCTGGGATTTTATTTTCGCTCATAGTTAATGGTCCTTAAAGAGTGATTAGGCCGTACAAACAAACTGCGGACATCGCAAGCACAGAAATATGTGCAGCCCGTGAAACAGTTACTATATACTTATGATTAAACATTACTTTCCTTCTTTCTTCTGTGTGTGTAACAAAGCCTGTGCAGATTCTTGCATAGCCTTCATGGTATCAGTGTAAAACGTTCTGTCAGAAACAGTCTTATACACTTCATTACCAGCTTTCATAGTAGCATCAATTGCTTTCTTTGTATAGTCGGTTTGGGCATCTACAAACTCATTTAGAGACTTTGCTAGACCTTCGTGCTTGACGAAAGTATCAACAAAAATCTTCTTTGAAGTTTGGATGGCGTCAACGGTATTATTAATTAAAGTAGCCAACATATTAACTACTCCTTAGCTGCAACGACCGAGAAGGTCTCGGTTGTTGAAATATTCAGCCTTGCTAAGACCCTTGCTGCGATCCTTATCAGCATAGTTAAAAAGCTTAGGCTGAGTGCGGCATCCTGCGCCAGTCAATTCAGTAAGGGCAATTTCCCCGCTCTTGTCTGCATCAAGCTTAGCAAACAATTCGCTCTTCCAAGAAGCGAGTGCTGGGGTAGAAATAGTTAGGGCCAATACTAGGCCGAGTGCGATATTCTTCATAATTTTTCTCCTGTGTGTGTTGTGTGTATCTTAGCATCTGGCTAAGCATATTATTTATGCTGCAACTGCGAACATAAAATAATACTATTTTACTGAATCAATGTAGCTTTGTAAATCACCGTATAAGGCCATCATCATTGCTATCTTGTTGTCATAGAATCTGATATAGGGTTGTTTCCTAGTTTTGTCAACTTGTTTTACGCCGATGTAGTAGGGGCATTTAATCTTTTTGTCAAGAATCAATGCATATTTGTGCCAGGCGTTTATATCTCTCGTTTTCACTCCCGGAGGAGAAAATTCAAACTCATAGTGTGCTATCTTTGCATACTCAAAGACTGTTTTACCTGCATCAGTTAGACGTAACCCAGTCCCTGCTCTACCAGTAACAAACCACTCAAAAACTACTTTATCGTGTGGCTTATCTTTCCATGCAAAATCAGGATCATCTTTAAGCTGATCAATGACCAGTTTTACAATCTCTATTTTAGTCTTGGGATAGGTCATCGGGGTAGACCGTTCTACCGCTGTTCATAAACACTACGGTAAACTTGTCTGTCTTAAACTGTGCGTTAAGTTTGCGACAAAGGTTACGAGCATGTCCTGGATTTGAAAAACTTGTTTTCTTGTATTTAGGTGCAACGTCATTAGAGAGATAGTGACTTGATTTTAGATTGATCGGCTGATCATCGTAGAACACAGCCCAGATTCCTGCTGCCTCTACGATTTGGTCGCACTTATACGTCTTCTTATCTACGTATTCTACTAATACTGTGGGCTGTGTCCTGCTCATTAGAATGAACCACCCTTAACTTGAACTTCTATCACTTGATCTTTCTCACTGTTAGTTGATGATAGTTCGTGCAGGTCCGCCAAAAGTCTTGTAATATCATCACGAAGTCCACGAGCATCCGTGATGGGTAGAACAACGTCTTTGTTCATTTTGGATTCCACCACGGACATTTTGTCCATAAACTTCTTAATGTGTAACATAATCTATGTATTTATCACACTTTCTGCTTCTGTTTTGGTTTTATATGGTCCTTGATAAGGATATCTCTGCACGAAGATATATTTGGGACAGAATGATACTTGCTTAGTGCCGTTCTGATCAATCACATAATAGCCTGCTGCGTGATAACACTTGCTCTTTTTAGACTTAGTGAACAGATGCAAACCACGCTGAATATCCAAGATACTGTTATATACCCGCTTAGTAGTAGGATAGTCAGGATATGGATGTGTGGGCTTTGAGATAGTGTTTGCAATGGATTCAAAGCGAATCTTGGTAGACTTCTTCAATTCATCTGCATTGTTGAACTGAAGGAAGGTGCCGTTTAACTGCACCCCGTATCCCGCGTTGTTTGCTTCAATATTGCCTACCTTTTTATGACCATCTGTGACGATCCAAAACTGATTTTTAACGATAGGCTTCGCTACTAATTCAGTCATAATATGTTTCCTTCATTAACATTTTAAATAAATCTTTCTTATGTTTGGGTTGCCAGTACTTTGCATTTTGCCCGCATTCACCATGGCGACGAGTAATTTCACAGTATGGAAGCTTAGCCTTTACTTTCTGTGGACCAGTGACCATATTCTCAACTACTGTTGCATTCTGTGGAAATTTAGAGCATTTGTAGTTAACGTCCTGTGCCCCTACAAGACCATTCAAAGTGAAAATCCTGTCAATCATAAGCATAGTAGAATGCTTGCAATCTTTGCACAACAAAAGTTCTTTAGACATGTAACAACACCCACATAATTTCGTCTTCGGTTAGATGCCGAAGATTTCCGTCTTTACGATTTTTTATGTACTGATATGTTCCGTCCTCGTTATGACGAACGACATTGTATGCGAACATCACATTAGGCGGCATCTTGTTATATTTTTTCCAAAAAGTCTCGCCGGTCTTATGGTCACGATATTCAGCGTAGTGCGGGCGAAACGTTTCACGAAATGGATGGAATTCATCGCTTTCAATATCCACCCAAACAGACTTACCGTTCTTACTACCAGCAGTAATCATTTGGATTTCCATGCCAGGACGAAATCCTCGTGACTTACTCTGAATATCTGTGATCCAGTTAGCCATTGAGTACACCCTTATACGGAGAGTTAAGCCACTTGCTGTAAGTTTCAGCCTGTTCGCTAATCTTAGTCAACTCATACTTACCGCAGAACTTCATTAGCTGTACGCCAACCATCGGAGTCGTAGTAGTGCGAACATCACTCTTAATGATGTTATCAACAGTTTCCTTGATATCGTCAGGCATAGCACGAAGGTCAATCAGAGTGCGGTTGCGTTCATAATCATCCTTGACGCGGTGTTCAACGCCCTCGTGGTCGACCCACTTCTGCAAGAGAAAGTTATTCCACTTGAAGCCCTGCTTTACACGATCTTCAAACGCATCACGAATACCGATAGTGTTTTTAGAACCCTTCTCACGGGCGCCCGGGTATGCACTGAATACGTTGTCAGTTGCGTCACCACGAATAATCTTCTTGAACAAGAGATATTCAGGGTCTTCAAGCAACTTAGGCTCGCCAGTCTTCTTGTCCTTGATAGGCTTACCACGGTCATTGAAGTAACCATCAAGCGTGATAAGCTGATTAGCAACACCGTTGTATTGCTTTACATTCTCACTGATAAGCTGGACAAAGTCACTGTCACTAGAAATAATGAAGTGTTCATCGTTGGGATGCAAGTCAATGAAGCGGGCAATGATATCGTCTGCTTCTGCGTTGGGTACACGCAATACGCTTGCGTTAGTCTTCTCACGCAAGTAAGTAGTGAAAACGTCATACGTTTCCCAGAACATCTGATTTTCTTCTACTTCACGCTCGGTCATTGCGCTTTCGTCAAGCTTGCGATGAGCCTTGTAGCGAGGATAAAACTCCTTACGCCAGCTACGACCCTCAAGACAGAACACAACATGGTCAATGCCATACTGGCGAACGATCATATTGACGGATGACATAGTAAGATGCATAGCCATGCCAATCTTCTCCCACGTGTCACTATTGCGAGAAGCAACGTGACGAGCGCGGAAGAAAGTGTTAGCAGTGTCAATCAGTGCGTATTTCATGTGGTACTTTCTCTGTTAATATATACATATATTACACTATATATCAGCAGAAGTCAAGCCTTAAGGGAACACAAATAGTGGATTTGTGTCTTTTTCTATGTTAGAGAATTCATATGATAAACTATCACCGCATACTATATTTTTAGATCCAGTTCGTCTCGTAGCAGCATCAACATTTGCAGGAGTAAGATCAATTCCATATATATTGTCGGCATTTCCAAATTGTCTATTAGCAACCCCTAATAGAAATTGACCATCCCCGCACATTGAATCAAGGAAAGTTTTGGTTCCGTCAAACGCATTTTGATCATGTTGTGAAATATGGTCAAGAATATAGTCCACAAGTGAAGTGGGAGTAAACACCTCGCCTAATGCCTTCACTCGGTTTCGGTCTTCGGTAATGTCATTTTCAAATTTTATTGAATCAGTCAAGTCTTGGTCAGTAATACCCCATTCAATAGGAATTTCTTCTCCGGTAACGATTTGATTCAAGTCAAATTTCTTGATGTTTCTAAGACCAAAGGCATGACCCTTAATATTCATCCTACGAATGTATTCAGCAAATACCTTATTTTTCTGCGTAAACAGTCTTAGCTTTTCTGCCTCTTCTTTAGTAGAAGTAGTAATATAACAAATCGTGCCACCGTATACAGGTTCGTTAGTAACAGTGTAACTCTTTTTACTTTCTAATACATAGAACGCAAATTTCCAATCAGTGTCTACTTCAATATCAGTATAATCATAAGTAAATGAGTCTCTCCCTCGTCCGGGAAGTTGACGAATTACTCTATTGGGTTTAGATGAATTAAACTTATGATTTAACCCCGCGTTACTACTTGCGTAATAGACAAAAGGAAAACAATCATCGGCGTTATGCGAATAAATTTTTGCAGCGAGTCCGCCTATGATCTTTGGCGGACTTGTCCTGGGTTTTTTTGTTACTGAAAAAAAACACGTATTATATGGCCAAACTACTATATTGTCCATCAGATGGATATAATCTACTTGATAGTCTTTAAAGAACCCATCTATTAGGTCCGGTATTATACCCTTTAAGGTAATTAAAACAAGACTACCCCCATCTTTGACTCGCTTGAAATCATTGCGGGCAACTGTTTTATATAATGTAGTGTTGCCTCCTGTTCCTGCAATGTTGTTTTTTTCGGCAATGTTAAATGCTGGGTTACCTAAGCAGTAATCAAAAAGCATAGTTTTTAAGCTCCTCAAGTGTTATCCCATATTTAGCTTTCCACCGGTTGTGGTGTTCTGAATTATATTTTACGCTCATTGAATACTCAATGTTTTCATTAAGGATGTTTGCATTTTTAGTACCATGCGTAGGAACGGCACCAAGAATTTCAGCTTCATCCAAAACTTGTTCTTTGGTAAGTAGGTATATATCAACTACAATATTATCACTGTCGCTATCGTCAACATGGCCATACAAGTAATACTGAATGTCTTGCCAAAAACGATGCTGTAGTCCACCAGGGCCTACGTCGGTTCTGATGTTCCACTTTTGTTCTATATAGATTTCTTTACCTGGAATTTTACTATCTCCTCGCCCAAGCGAAGATTTGACATTTTCCCACCCTAAATAATTATTGATCCAACGTTCAAATTTAGGTCCATATTGCTGGGCGCTGGGAAATGTAGCACTAATCAATGCTAAATCTTCAAGGGACAAATCAAGCCCCCAGTTTTTTTTGCTGTATTGTTCTTTAACAAGCTTCTTTTGCTTGTGTGCAGAGATAGTAGAGTTGCGGTCAAACAAAATATTCATAGTAATAGTTTCCATCTGATAATATAATTCACTATACACTATAAACTGGTAGTTGTCAACCTTTTATTTAAAAGTCGGCACTATCTATCTGATCTTGATGAAATTTTCTGGCATCTGTTTCATTGTCAAATGCTTCTAAAACCTTTTTCCCGCCCAATGGATGAGGGAACCAAACTACCCATTCATTTGTATCATTATCATGGGTACAATAAAGTCTTACTTCGTCGTCCATCAACTAACTTCCGTAAATCCGCCACCAAGATCACGCTGCTGGATAATTCTCATGTCACTTTCACGCTTTGTAGGATCAGCTTGTTCCTGCTCGTATACTTCAAGTGCGATGTTGCGACATACAGTTTGGAACCATCTATCAACAATCATTGCATCTGTGTCGTCTTCACGAATCTTATAACCCTGTTTTACGAGATTGACAACAAACTTGTCATTCCAATCAAGTTCAAATGCACCGTTGTTAATATCAGCAGGATCAAGATCAACACTTAGAATAGCAACATACGGTTCACCTGCTGCTGTTGCCTTTTCCTTAGGACTTAGTTCTTTCTTCTTAGGTGCCTTCTTTACTTCTGGCACAGGTTCAGGAGTCGGCTCTGGGGCTGGACTAAACCAATTTTTAATCTTATCAAACATATTTTACCTCTGTATAGTATATATCTGCTTTTTACCGTCAGTCATGATAATCGTACCGTCGATCCACTTCGGGGGCGGACGATTAGACCAGCGTAGCAAGTCAGTCTTGCCATAGTTGTAATAGTTACGATAGTTGATTATCGGGTCCAAACTAATGATATACTGCTTGTCCATGCAAGATGGCATCTTAGTCATTACCTTGCTTTGTTCAATATTCGCAGGAGCGTCCTTGAGAATATCTTTTAGCTTATCAATAGTAAGATGAGTACGACCATAGCGATAGGTATACTCACGACCAAGAGCCAAAAGATGATCATAGAGCCAATTATAATTAGCAGAGTTTTCACGAACCCAAACTGCCGAAGGATGATTAATGTGAGTAGCAGCATACATAATAGCGTCAGCATTGCCTGATAACCTCCAACGTTTTGCTTTACGTCCGGTCTGCGTTTGTCCTACAAACTCCTCACCATCAATGACACGATGGGCTGTAGAAAGCAATTGTGCAGTCTCCAAGATCATTTTAACAACATGGCGGTCAACCATGTTGCGGGCAGCAACCTCGGGGTCGGAATCTACATAAAATATATTCATAATATTACCACTCTATCATAATTAAACAATGTTGTCAACCTTTAAAAGCTCATCCATAGTGTATAGGTTTGCCATATAGCAAGAAACATCTTCTAACACGCTAACAGCAGCATCACCTGGTCTACGAGGACCATACTTGATATCAAAGAAGGTGTTATTGACTTCTTGGAACTTGTTTACAATCTCTCTAACAGTATAGCCTACACCATGCCCCAAACTTTCTACACTGTTTGCAGGCTTTTCAATTGCAAGCTTCAACGCATTACAAATTTCGTTTACGTGAACATAGTCACGAATTGCTGTACCGTCATGACTTTGCTCATAATCCTTACCATAGATGGTGAATTCATCTGTATCAATGGCCTTAATAAGGTTGTACATCAACCCGTCTGGATTTGTGGGCTGATATCCATCAGTACCAATTACGTTATAGAATCTAAAGATTGTGTAAGGAGTTGGTCTGTGTGTAGTGCAATATTCCCTAACTACATCTTCCGCTGCACGTTTGCTAATACCATATGCGCTCTCGCATAGTTCAGCAGCACCAGTACTTGCAAAGATAAAATTCTTTGTCTTGATCTTATTGATTACGTTCATTGTACCGTTGACGTTGGTGATATAGTATTGAATAGGAATACGTTCACTTTCACCAACATTAACAAGTGCAGCAAGGTGAATCACTGCGTCATATTCTTGGTCAATAGCAAACAATCTGTTAATGTCAATCTGATGAAATTCGTTGACTGGATGTTGCGGTTCACGAATGTCTAATCCATGAATCTCATACTCTCCTTCCAACATCTTGCATAGATGAGAGCCGATGTAGCCTGAGTTACCCGTAATTAAAATCTTTTTCATTCTAAAACCCTTCAAATAAGCTTATACCGGCATCTTCTTCTTTTGGTTCAAAAGATGGATCTTTAGTCAAGTAAGTATCTCTCTCTGTGTAGATAATTCTAAACTTGTGTCGGTTAGCTAATACACTTCTGATATCATCAATACACAGAATACGACGACCTAAACTAGTGACAAAATCACTATACTTTACCGTAGTTTCATCACAAATCTTTGCTGTATTGTTATTACTCTTGCGAGATTCAAACTCGTTAAAGCAATGATTCCACTTATGGAACACTGCATCCTCGTGAATCTTGAAATGATTCACTGAATCATATGCTGCATACCAAGACTTGCTTGTAGGATATTGATCGTAGACTGCTTTAATATCCTCAGCCATATTGCGCTTGCTCGTAGTAAAGAACTGTGTGCTTGGGAAGTTTTGCGTCCAACGCTGATTAATCAATGCGAATGTAGGAAGCTGAATCATCTGCTCAAGGAAAGCAATGCCATAACTTTCTACTGTGCTTGGGTTAAACGCTACCCGGCAACTCTTAATGAAGTCTACCTTCTCTTGTCCAATGATACCTACTTTGATTTGATAGTCAACGCCGATCTTCTTCAATCGTTCTTCAAACTTCTTAGCACCACTTGCACTTGTCATGACACGGGCAGGCAACTTAGTCTGCTCAATCAATTCTAAGTAGAGTTCAGGATTCTTTCCTTCTTCCCAGCGACCAATGAACAATACACCTTCTCGGTCATTGTCATATTCTTGTAACAAACCTTGTTCGGGGAGCGGAATAGGCAGATGATATGCATTTTCAAAATGTAGTTCATTGAACTTACTTTGAGTACCGATCGTGATGCCGGGCATCTGCAATTGCAATCTCATCATATCGTTGACTTCATCAAGGAAAGGATTCTTGGTATCCTTGAAGATTTGACTTTCTAAGTGAGTATATGCAATAGTCTGAATATAATCAGACAACCCTAAGGTAGAAATTACTTGAACAGTTTCGTAAGTGTTGCAGATAAAGCTATCATATAGATTACTTGAAAATGCTTTGATAGTTGCATCACGGAAGTTAGCCATACGCTCATAGCAGTAGCTATCCTCATACATAAAGACAGCACTATGGTCAGTATAGCGTTGCGGGCTAGACGGATAGATGATGTTTGCTTTGAGTTCCTTGACAAACTCATCAGCAACGCCCTGTGGACTCTTATCAGTAATAATATCTACATATATTCCATGACTATCCATCAACTCACAAAAGCTTTTAGTGAACTGTCCGATGCCACCATGTGGAATCAATGTCTGTGAACTAACAAGAAATCCGATTCTTTTCATTAGGTCGCCCACGCATTCTTGAATAGAGGAACTTGAAGTCTGTCACTATAGCGAATACCATTCTTCATAGCAAGATCGGCAACAGTGCGATTGTTAAGATGATAGACACTCTCAACGCCGCCAACTGGCATGAAGTAAACAGGACCATAGAAGCCTGCATCACGATATTGTTCAACTGCTGCCAGTGCTTCCTTAGCATCATCTTCTGTTGCGATAACAAACTTGAGATAGACATGACCAGCAGCTTGATAATCTGCGACAACCTCAGGCTTGATAGCATCTTCTGCCTTCTCGCCAGAACAACTCAACTTAGCACTCACACTAAATGTGATTTCACGATCACGATAATCCGAACCATAGCCAGTCTTGCCACCATCCCACCACCACTGTTCAAGATAGTCTAAGAATTCAGAAGATAGCGGTTGAGTACCATTAGTCTCAAACGTAATCTCGGAGAGACCCTTCATCTTTTCATGACTTAGGAGTTCTGGGTAGGCTCGTTGCCATCCGAGGAGTGGTTCTCCTCCTGTAATGACGAGGTGTTCTTCACGCCATTCTTTAAACGGTAATAGTTCCATAATATCGCTGACAATAGTATCAATGTCCCTGCTGGGAGAAAGATGCTTGAAGCGAGGATCCCAGGATGCGTAGGAATCACATCCTGTAGTGACGAGCGGGAGGGTACCATATTCTGTATAGTCTTTTGGATTGACTTTTTCTCGCTCATCTGATAATTCACCTTTTGGCATGCCGAATCCGGCGCATTTGAAATTGCATCCATATGTTCTCAAAAACACGGAAGGGACACCCATATAGCGCCCTTCTCCTTGAATGCTGTAAAATAGTTCACTGATCTTTATCTGTGTCATTTTCTTCTTTGTCTTTCACAACCCAGCCATGATATTTAGGATCAATACCATGCTTCTTTCTAAATTGATATCTGTCATCTTCTAATACCCACATTCCATACAAGAATGCAGATGCTACTGCGCAAAATGCAATAATAACTATAACAGTAATTACGTCCATTGTCAACTATCCTTTCTCCCGATCTTCCAAATAACGAATCAGCTCCTTATCAGAGGGTTGAACTGAATAATTATGTTTAAAGAAAATCTCATAACTATCACTACCGTATTTACCTATTCCGTAAAGGTCTTTGGCATTTATACGGTCCCAATACAGGTAGTCGCTACTCATTCGTAGCAATCTTTTTAATCTAACGTTTGTCATTCCCAGAGGAGAAATCACTGTTCTGATAGAATCCTCATCTGCTTTTAAAAGTTTTTCAGCAGTGTCCCAGCGATTAAGAAACTCAGGCAAAACTTTCTTTACCTGTTTCCTTGAGGTTTGATTCAGCATAATCACTCCTACCATATGCTGCCAGGGACCATTTATTTGCTGCTGAACCATTAGTTCATCACGCATTGGAATAACGGTCATTTCCACCAATTTTCCCAGGGGAAGACAATCCAAACATCTTCTTCTGCCTTGTTGATGCTTTCTCCGATATAATTGACTTCAAACGGACTTGCATCATTATCAATCAACACTGCAAACTTAACAGTGTCATTCCAAATTCCATCCCACTTAGGGTCTTGTTTAAATGCACTACACGCCCAATCATCCTTAATCCAATTGAGCGTAGCACCAGTATCATTAATATCATCAACGATAAGGATATGTTTGCCTTCGTAAGCGTCCTCTGCCATCCAGCAGTTACTTTCAGTATCACCACCATCACGAAGACTGACCTTAAGCGTCTCCATCGGAATGTTGAGATAATGACTAATCTTTAGGGCAGGGTTAAGTCCGCCCCTTGTAAGACCTACAACATAATCAGGCATCCAGTTATCATTGTTCATTTGACGAATGATATCATGGACCATACCATCAATCTGTTTATCAGTGTAATATACTTTCTTAGTCATTATCTCTTGCATCCTTTATCCTAGTAGGTTTTCATTCCATTCACGATGACCTTCACGGAAAGCCATGTTGCTCTGTGTCTCACGAACTTCAACACGATAGCACCAAAGTCGTTCAGCTTCGCCCGAACCCCAATGATCTGGGATATAGACACCGTTAATGAACTTGTAAATCATATCAGCAAGTGCTTCACACCCAGTTGCGGGAATGATAGTCAACTTTGCCATACCGCGCTCTTGCAACAGCTTGAACACATCCATATCAGGATCGTCTTCTGCTACAAGCAACGTATGATCAAACTGATCCTCAAGAATTGCTTTGAGGTCCTTTAGACCACCGTAGTCCGCACACCAGTTACGAGCATCTAGGGTATCAGCACCAAAGAATACGCGGATACTAAAACTGTAACCATGAATCTGATTGCAGTGTGTATCTGCTCTCCACTGTCTATACGCACAGGGAAATGCATCGTGCCACTCCTTAGTTGAAGTGTACTTGTAAACTCTTGTTTCATTTGCCATCTTTGTTCTCCTTTAAGATGACACGCAGAATGTTTATAGTGGGATGAGCGTCAAAGACCACTGTTAGTATGCATACCTACGATTGATATAGTCAAGAGTATCCTCAACTTCACAAAAGCCTTCTGCATTATAAATCTGATTTACGTCAAGACCGTGTTCCTGATATCCTTCTTCAAGCAAGTATTGATAATAATTGCTAGGATGAGAATAGTCAAGTCTGTTGCCGACCATTTGATAAATCATTGCTTTATATGTTTTGTTATTGATTTGAACATCAATAAACTTTTTTCCATAGAAAGTTGGAAAGCCCTCAAGCATATCAAGAGCCAATTCACATTCATCAGTAATGTCCCACATAACAGTCTGTAGAACATCACCGACACTTTCTTCAATGTCTGCTACACCGCGAAACACGAGACGATGATCTGGAATATCTACACGACCGATACTAACGGAACCAGGACAGCGTGATGCCATCTGATCAATATTAGTATTCATTCCATAAGCGAGATATAACATTACTTAAACTTTCCAATCGTTAATACACCGAACCGATACATGGTGTATTCACACCCAATCCTATTTAGTACCTGTTCAGTTAGTTGCACCATTTTTACACTGTTACCACAAATGACGGTGAGTGGAAAACTGTTCTGATTCATCAGAACAAAGTTCTCCACTAAGGCATCTACATCTTGATGCCTTACACCGTGCAAATCTAATTTACTTTGTTCCCTCATCTGTCTTCAAACAACCAAGCACGATAGTAACAATCCACCCAACATATGGGATGATAATAGCAAGAGTCCACCAGGTATTAAGACCGGCATTACGACACCTACGCATTGTAGTAGCGATAGAAAGCCAAAACGCTCCAATAATAGTTGCAGCAAGAAATATACCACCGATTATAGTTGCAAGTGCGCCTAATTCGCCAAAGGCGATGATTGCACTAAAGAATGCAAGTATGAATGCACAAAAACCGCCGATAAGGGTAACTGCCCAATATTCACTGCGAGTCGCACTTCCTTCAAACTTAAAATATTTTTCCATATTAAATCTCCTTCTTGAATAAGTTGTCAAGCATTTTCTTTGCCTGAGGATAAGAAGTCATTGCATCAACTGTTTCATCAACTTCATCCAAACGAGCAATGGTTTCTTCTACTGTTTCAACAGGTAGATTAAACTTGTATACGCCAACAGGTACGGTGAACGAAAAGTTGATATTCTTCAAAATATCTTCAAACTTCTTGTTAGGATCCTTGGGTTCCATCTTTGTTTCTTTCTGCTTCTGCTACACGCTTTCGTAGATTACTGCTACTAAAGCTGTGGTCTCTACCATTAAATATGATTTCAATACCTCGGTCTATGCATTCTTTGCGACCAGTGAAGTCTCTGTCTTCATACTCTACACCCAGTATACGACAATCTAGGGGCAATGTCAAGAGCAAATCTACCAAATCTTGTTCTGTTTGGTAAATAACTACTTCATCAACAAAGCGACAAGCACTAAGTTGAATCTGTCTCTCCACGATGCTTTGAACTGGCTTGTTCTTAGTATCTGATCTGTCAATTGTCGGGTCAGTTTGTAACCCGCAAATCAAATAGTCACAGTGATTCTTAGCTTCTGAAAGCATTGCAATGTGACCCGCATGAAGCATATCAAAAGTACTGAATGTGATTCCAATACTCTTGCCTTCTTCTTTTAGGTCTTTGATCTTGTTGAATATCATTGGTTAAGTATATCCCACATTCTTTTCTGTTCGCATTCCTTAAGGAATTCTTCCTCGCCGTGAAACTTTGAAGCCTTGCTTAGCTGCTCATCTAAAAAGAACTTTATCTTATACAAGTCTTTCTTGATTTCAAATGCAGTAATGCCATCATTATACGGGCTGTTAACTTCATTTAGTGCTTTAGCTAAAATGCCTATGGCGCCGTCCGTATCAGGTAATTTGAATCCCATTACTTGCCCATTCTTGCAATGCTAAGAAACTCTGCTCTTGCAGCCGCATCAGTCTTGAATCCACCACCCAGCTTACAAGTTACAGTTGAAGAACCAGTGTCTTCAACACCGCGACTCTTAACGCAATAGTGCTGTGCATCAATCATAACTGCAACGTTGTCAGTTTCAAGGATGTAGCAAAGAGCGTGGAATACTTGTTCAGTAAGACGTTCCTGAATCTGCGGACGCTTTGCAAAGTATTCAACGATACGATTAATCTTAGAGAGACCAAGAACCTTCTTGCTGGGAACATAAGCAACAGTTGCAAGACCGTCAATCGTGACAAAGTGATGTTCGCAATTTGACATAACGATAACGTTACGCTCTACGACCATTTCGTCATAAGCCATCTTGTTGTCAACAGTTGTACATTTTGGGAATGCATCATAGTCAAGACCCCAAAAGATTTCGTTGACGTACATCTTAGCAACACGCTTTGGAGTTTCAACGAGGCTATCATCACGAATATCAAGACCCAACGTCTTCATAATTTCAGTGAAGTGCTTTTCAATGATTTCAATCTTGTCCTTACGGTCAAGATCATTTTCTACTGTTGGAGTTTCAACACCCATCTTGACGAGGTGTTCGTGAATCTTTTGACCCAACTCTGGATCGGTTTTAGTTTTGTTATAAGACATATTTGTTTCCTTCCTTACACGGATATGTTAATGTTGTTTGTAACCGTTGTGTTACGTTATTATTTAGCACCTGAGAATACGTTATTAAATTGATTATTTACCCGAACAAACGTTGTGCATTTGCTCAAATGCTTTAGTTCACTTGCACCAATATAAGTGCAAGTGCTGCGAATACCACCGAGAATGTCCTTAACAGTATTCTCAACTGGTCCACGATATGGTACCTTGACAGTACGACCTTCACTGCTACGATAGTCAGCAACGCCACCATGATGTTTGTTCATTGCAGTGTCACTACTCATACCATAAAAAGTCACCGTACCGTCTTTAACTTCGCCGCCGCCCTCATCATGTCCGGCAAGCATTCCGCCGAGCATTACGAAATCTGCACCGGCTCCGAATGCCTTAGCCACATCTCCTGGGCAGGTACATCCTCCGTCTGCGATGATATGGCCCCCAAGACCATGAGCAGCATCACTGCACTCCATAATAGCACTAAGCTGAGGATAGCCAACGCCAGTTTGAATACGAGTTGTGCAAACGCTCCCAGGACCGATGCCCACCTTAACAATGTCTGCTCCATTTAAAATTAGCTCCTGCGTCATATCTGCGGTAACTACATTGCCCGCAATAATTGTGTGAGTTGGATACTTCTCACGAACCTTAGCTACAAAAGCACCGAAGTGTTCACTATATCCATTAGCAACATCAATACAGATATACTTAAACGGATAGTGTTCAATCATATTTACCAGTTTAGTAAAGTCCTTATCACTCGTACCCGTGCTGATAGCTACGTTATTCCAATCTACTGTGCCATCATACCATTCTAAACCACCGCTGTCATAGTTCTTACCGAGGCAAGTAAACAAGTCATACTTGCTTAATGCTTCTGCCATCGCAAGTGTACCAACACCATCCATATTAGCAGCCATGATTGGCACGCCAGTGTATTCTTGCTGACTATGCTTGAACTTATAGGTTCTGGTCAGCGAAACTTCTCTGCGGCTTGACAAGGTACTACGCTTAGGACGAAACAGTACGTCACTAAAGTCTAACTTGATGCCATCTTCAATCTTCATTAGTACTTTGCCTCACGAGTATGCTTGCGATAGTCGCTGCTAATGCGAAGATACTTGCTGCCCTTGCCTTCAAGAATGTCACAGATACGATCAATAGTACCATCAGTGTAGTCACTGATCTTGCCCATGTTCGGATGTGCCTTCTTGAGCAAGATATCAAGCTTAGCAATAGCATCATCAATAGACCAAGGAATATACATACGCTCATGGTCGTTTGCGAAAGTCTCAGGGAAGCTACGATACGCAGGATACAAGACATTGCATCCAAGTGCATCTGCTTCTGAAACAGTATTGCTCACCCAATCCTGCAATGCACAATTGAACACAACACGGCTATCGTTGACGATTTCATAATACTTGTTCTTGTCAAGATTGTCATAGATGATTAGCTTACCATCTTCAACCATTTGACGAGTACGAGCCATGTAGCTATCGTTGTTAGACTTCAACTCTCCGCCACTGCAAACAACGAACTCAACATCCTTGCCCGGGAATCGTTCACGCCAAGCTTCAATCAAGTCCATATAGAAGTCAGGCTGCTTCTCTTGGTCCCAACGTGCAGAGAATACAACACGCAAACGACGATCATTGAAGGGCTTAATCTTGCCACCAACACGCTCAATAACTTCATCCTTACCAAACGCAAGACCTGAGATATTGTAGATAGGAACGTCCCAACCAGCAACCTTCATATGTGCAACCATTTCTTCGTTAGTTGCAAGAACACCATCAACACTTGAACATACCATCTGTTCATATGCTCTCATCCAACGATCCATGCCCCAGACATGAACAAAGTCATCAGGGTCAATAGACTGTGCAAGACAACGAACAAAGATACGAGGCATGTTCTCTTCGGAACACTGGTCAATGATATAAGGCAATGATTCAATACCCGGCTGGAACATATCTTCAAAGTAGATTACGTCTTCGCTTGTGACTTCACCCTGCTGCATCAAGCGAACAAGATTCATCATCTGACTCATACCAAAGTATGAGCGACCATGTGCATCAAGAACCTGACCAGTCACGATCTTCTGACTGTTATCAAGTGTCAAGCCCGGGACATAAACAACATCATATCCCCTGCGTTCAAATACACGACGGTTCCATTCTGTAAGCTGTAGTGTGTAACGAGCGTTATACGCTTCAAGTCCCATATAAAATAGTTTACGCATTATTTTCTCTCTATATCTTCTTCACTGCAATTTGTACCATATTGGATTTCGATAATCTTCAATGGCTTGTCTGTTTCGTTAGCTAAACGGTGCCACTGATTAGCAGCAATGTGTATATTGTGAAACTTCTTATACACTCCGCTTAGTTCTTCGTCTGAACTACTATTGATAGTATACACTGTTGCAGTGCCTTGTGCAACAAACCATAGTTCCAAACGATCATTATGCCGTTGCATACTTAACGATTTTCTTGGTTCAACAGTAAGTTCTTTAACTTTGACCTCTAATCCGTTCTCGTGAAGCACTCGGTAATATCCCCATTGCCGCTCTGTCTTAGGAGCCTTCCATTCTTGTAGCAAATGACTACTTGAATTAGTCTTGTCTCCTCCTACACCAAACGCAAATTCAATATTATCATCTGCGAAGTCTAGTTCAGGAATATTGTCCTGAGTCCTGTCTCCACCATTAGCAAACACGATAGTATGATCGGGGAACACTTTGCGGGCCCATGCAATTGCATCTTTAGCTGTACCATCCCGGTCATTAAAGGGAATAGCATAATCTACTTGCTGTAGAGCACCGATGATTGCGACCCGATCCTCAAATGGCATGAATGACCGGCCCTTTTTACGGACCAGCCATTCATCACTGTTTACCCCGACAATGAGAATGTTTCCTAGTTCTTTAGCAGCCTTGATATAATCAATATGACCGCGATGAATAGGATCAAACCCACCAGTTATTACAACAACCTTATCCACGAAAGCCCTTAGCCTGACGTTCCTTGTACTTTGCGTAATCAATTTCCCACTGATTACGAGGGCGCTGCCCTGCTAGAAATCGCTGAAACTGCTTGTAGTTTCCGCTACGAGTATTATAGAGGTCAGCTTCATTAAAGCGATAACCGAACTCTCTGCAAAAGTTACGATAACTGTCTAGGTCTTCAAAAACTTGCTTGATATTAGTCTTAATAATAGCCATTTTATTTTCCTTAAATGGTTAGTGATTGATAGGGTTTAGTTGTGTTGTAATAGATAGTGGCACCGTTCTCACCGTCTTCTGATACAGTGATTTCAATGTCACGACCGGGGTAGCGATTCGCTATATACATATATAACTCATCACTAATCATTTCACAAGACTTATGGTCAAGTTGCATCACTCCGTCACGAAAGCTATTCTCTAGCCAACGCTTGAACTGAATGAACTCAATGTCACGGTCGTTGTGAAATACCTGAATCGCCACCTTAAAGTGAAAGATGTGACGATGCGGGTAGCCTAGAAAACTAACGTCATATTCGTCGCCAGTTGCCAAGTTCGGATCGGTGTCTGCACCGGGATATTTGTGAATGCCTTCTCTTTGAAAAGTAACCCAAATCATACGTTTAGCATGATTACTAATACGATCAAACTTTTCTGCAAGGGCTTGTTCTACGTTATTCATATTCTTGTTATATCACCTGTGTTAAATTTATCAATTGTTTTGGTCAAGAACTTCTGCCATTAAGTCATCAGTGTCTTCCATTTCTTCATCAATTTCAGGGTCGGTATCTTCAACCGCAAACAACTGATCAAACATTGTGTGAGCATTGATAGTCTTTTTACCGCTGAATCCTTGACCAGCTTTGAACTGCTGCCAAAACTTGTCATACTGATCAATCATAGCAAGGCTCTTTTCACGATCCTTGAGCGAGAAAATCTCATCAACGATTTCAGAGAAATTAAGATTGCCAAGAGGATCCATAACCATCTTAGGCTTGATACCCTGCTCGTAGCGACGATTTGCTTCTTGAACTGCAATCATATGCTGATAGACATTGTGTGCCTGAATCAATGTATATGAAAGTGTGTCCCATGAAGTCTTTGTTTCCTTACCATGCTGACCCAAGAAGCCTTGACCACGATAGCAAATATCTTTCATCAAAAGTTTATCAGTCACGGGACTATCTGTAAAGACTTTATGAATCTTGTCAGCCAACACACCATCACTGAACTTGCGAGTATCAGTAGCATACTTCTTGTTTTCAGCAGTCTTATCCATTGCATAAGTCCATTTAGTATCATGCTCAAACGTATTGTTATTATAAGCAAGACCTTTTGCTGCTGCAAAGAACGGACTAGCACAGTCAAACGTGATTTGTAACTTCGGATTATGATGCTTGCGTATTGCTTTCTGAATGTCAGTAAACAATACTGCATACTCCATGATAGAAGTGCCGAGACAGTGAATCAAATCCTGCTTACCTTCTTCAAGGAAGCCATCATGAATAATGTGAACAAGACGCTTAAGCATCAAGTGAATGTCAATCTTGTTTTGACCACCGAATGCCCAGCCGTTGAATGCACGATCACCATAGATATTAGTGTCGCAATACTTCTTCATTTCTTCGTACCATGCGTCTGATTGACCATGATTACGACCCTGTAGCACGTTTAGAAACTTACAACGACCATCACGATTAGCAATGAAATATTCATTGTTAATGTGCGTAGCAGTGATTGCTTCTTCAATCGTGCTGATACCATGTGCAGATGTACCGGTCTTCTTGTCCTTAACGTGATAAGTCGTAAGAGACTGTGACGGAATATCAAGACACATTCCATAGTCCATGTATTCGTCCATCCAAGTAAGAACTTGTTGACGCTTCTTCATTGCACGAGGACAGTTAGGGTCCTTCCAATCTGCTGGCCACTGACATTTAAGAATCTGGAATCCACCTGAGTCTCCTAGAAGAAAAGTGCCTTCTTCCCTCTTGCGAATGATAGATTCATTATTGTCATCCTTAGTAATATCAAGATTTGCGTGACCAGCAGAATACAAGCCCCACTTATACGTGTATAAGCCTTGCTTGCTGTTGAAGAAATTCAAACACTCAACGTCTCCGTTGAATGCCGCAGGGATTCTCGCCGGGTCAAAATATTGTTCACCTTCACGTTGCTTGCCTAAGCCAGCAATGAAGAAAGACGAGATTGCGGGCAGAAACAATGCCCATTCGGGATCGTGACTGTTTGAAAGGTTAATTTGTTCCAACTTTATTATCTTTCGTTAAGATTTCAATAACTTTGATTTGCTCATCAATCTTCTTACGTTGGTCAAGCAAATCAGCAATTGCTGGGCTATCTTTAGCCTTTGCTTCAAGAATCAATTCTTCATTCTTCTTCTTGATAGCCCAATCAAGTGCCATTTCAGCATCAGGAGTTAGACCAACACTTGCATGACTTGTATTGATTTCTAACCACATTTGACCATCATATACTTCAAGTCGCTGCATTTGAGTGTTGTATCTAACATCTCCGACATTCATGTATCCTGAACTAGTATTGATATATGTGGTCGCCGGGTAACCCCCATTGACCATAATATATCTACCCTGTCCGTTGACCGTCTTAATCATTACTTAGCCTGTGCGGGCAACAAATAACGATAATTAGCGATACCGCTGTCAACAGTGATTTCAGCAGCACCTGCATCACTGAAACGAACTACCTTGTCACCAGGAAGATCCATGATTGCAAGGAATACCTTAACAGGCCAGTTCCAAGCCTTAGTCAAGTTACCAGTTACGTCAGGTTGAAACACGAAGTTGCCTGAGTGAGTTGAAGGGTCACCGAAGTAAATCTTCAAGTCGCCGTTGTCAGTCTTAGTCTTGAAGTTAAGTTCTTCGTTGTTAGCAGAAGCCTGCTTCTTAAGACGCATAACGCCGGCAACAGTAGGCTCAAACTCAACGTCCCAAGCAGCGCCCTTGAACGTCACAGACTTTACCTTATCTTCAACAACAACCTTGCTCATCAAACGATAGTCGTTAACGAAGTCACCAGTTGAAGTCTCAAAATGAATTGCTGTAGGGACGCTCTCACCGTCTCTCGTATCACGAGCAACGTTGATGATAGCCTTATCATCATAGTCATCAAAGCCAAGAATAGTCTTAAGCTTGCTCAAATTAGGCATACCAAAAGTGCCCTGAAACCCGTCAATAGGAGTCTTAAATGTGCCAGTTACGATAACTGACTTGTCTTCGGCATATGCAGCAACTTTAGTTTCTGTGTCCGAACCTTCAATTTTAACAAGTTCAACTACACCTAGTCCATAAGTGTGCTGAATCAAATCAAGTAGATAATCTTTCATGTGTTTTCCTTTTAAGTATTTAGGTATTTCTATAGTGTATAATAGCGGAAGTTAATGCGAAAGTCAATGTTGTTGTTATCCGAAATCAAACAAATCACCGACTGTGCTGTTAGTATTAGTGTCTTGACGAATCTTCCAATTCAATACTCCAAGTAAGTTGTCAATCTTTTCATCAACAAGTTTACGTTCCATATCAAGTGCGTCAAACGGCAAGTCAGTAAACCATTGCGGAAGTCTTAGTTCATCTGTAGGATAAGCAACACTGGTAAAGCCAAGCGGATTGTCCTTCAAGCTGCAAACAATAACCTTCATACCATCAACAATCTTTTGACTGTATTGGTCATTGTTCATCTTGCGTAGATAGTTATAGTTAAGTGCTGCTCTAACGTGACCTGGCATATTTGCCTTACCTGTCTTGCTACGAGCCTCAAGTTCACCATAGTATGTAAGCTTGTTAACTGACCTAGGAGAACCCTTAGTCCAGCTATCTTGCTCACCCAACCAAATCTTGAACTCTCTAATCTTAGTGATAACTTCATCACGAGGACTACCGCCTAGTACCATCATAAGAACTTCCATTAGAAACTCTTGAACATACTTAGGAGTATCTGCACGTTTAAGATCAAGACCCATAGCCTTGACCTTACCCATCTTACCATCTATGTCTTGACGCTTACCTTCAAGGTCAAAGATGTTGATAGCATATCGCTTCTTAGTGATGAACAACGTTCTATCACCGATAAGTTCACGACCAGCTTTAATCACTTCACCGTTCTTGCGAGGGCAATGAAATGCCTTCTCCATAAACGCCGGGAAGCTAACGTTAGTCATTTCAGCAATTTGGTCGTAAAGATCAATACACGAGTCCTTATCCCAAGATACTTGACCAGCATCAATCTGTTCCTTAAGAATGTGATATGCCGAGAAGTAACAGGAGTCAGTATCACCATACACAATAGCGTCGCCGTCGTGTTCATACTTTTCCGTGATGATTTCGTTTATC